AGTGATATTTTAACTTTATACCGCCTATAATCTCAAGGCGGTATAAAAGCATTAAATTGGAAGGTAACAACGCCTATAACGGCATTTTAACCGTCATAGCGTGTATTAGTTCATACCCCACGAGGATACATTAAGCATCAGCTGAATACCGACTTCCTGAAATCCTCCGGATCCGTCTCCGTTAGGGTCAGACGGTGCGAAAGTTGCCCTGTTGTTTGGTGGCTGAATATACAGGCTTCCGTCAGCTTCGATTGTAACATCATATACAGTTGGTTCAACCTGATAAGCCTGCTGACCGGCATTACCCGGAATACTTCTCCAACCAAAACCACGGGTAGTTCCTGCACCTCTGATAACTCTCTGACCACTTGGTCTGATAGGGGAACCGAGGGTACAGAGTTTAGTTCTTGCGTTCCATCTCCCTGCTCCAACATTGTTACAGTTAAAATACAGTGCTATGTTGAGCAGTCCAAGTGCTTCATTATAGCTCACAAAACCTGCGGAATAGGAAGTATTAACGGCGGAAGAGTTATCAGTCTTGCTGATATTCTGCCAAGCGTTTACAGTTCCTGCAAGAGCCTGATTAGCCTTTTCCAGTGCCTGCTGTGCAGTTCCCTGTGCGGTCTCAGCGGCAGTCTGAGCCTGAGAAGCAGTGCTCTGAGCAGTAGACGCTGTGGTCTGAGCTGTCTGAGCCATAGAATAGGCTTCAGTTGCCTTAGCTTCAGAAGCCCCCGCGATAGACTCTGCGGAAGTGGCGGAATCCTTGTTCTCTGCCATTCCGGTATCTATCTTGAGGAAAGCGTCATTCATATCGCCGAGGAAGGTAGGTTTATCCGTTCCTATCCACTGTGGAAGTTCATAATTTGTAGTCTTATTAGTTGCTCCCATTTTAAATTTCTCCTTTCGTTATGCTGTTCTACGCCATACACATAGAGCTATGAATTCAGGGTTATAGTAGATTTTTTGTCCACTTCCCGCTCTTGATGTTGAGAGCGAGTTACAATATGACAGTGCATTTTCAGCCGTAACCACGTTAGTTACACCGGACCCACTGGCTACTGTTCTTCGCTGAATATTTCCCTCACCAAGTACAAATTTTTTCGGGGAATAGTCAGGGATGGTGTGTGAGTGTGACGGCATATTATCTTCTTCAATATAGAATCCATTGTCACCGCCAACGCGTCCCGGGGTGCCTGAATCTGCCATAAGATAATACCCGCTGATTCTCTGCCACGTGCCGAACCCAAGCAAAGTGGCGGGGTTTTGAGTGGTGTCGTAGTTCATATAAATCGAACCTACCGGAAAAACATCTTCAAGGGACACACCGCCCCCACCCTGTTCTGCCAAGGCGTAAGCTTCGTCAGCCCTTGTCTGAGCGTTTTCTGCCGCACTCTGTGCCGTTGCCGCAAGTCCGTTTGCTTCTTCAGCCGAACTCTGTGCCGCTTCTGCCGCACTCTGAGCAGTACCTGCCGCTGTAGTTGCGGCTCCTGCGGCTTGTGTTGCCGCGCTTGCCGCCGCCTGAGCCTGTTCTGCTAAAGTGCTTATATCCTTCAGGAAATTATCGAGGTTTAAGAACGCTTCGTTAAAATCCCCTGTGAAAGACGGGTGGTCAGATCCTGTAAACTGCGGCAGATTAAAGTTTGTCGTAGTACCTGAGTGAGCCATAAACTCACCTCCCTATTCAGTAATCGCAACGTAGAATAATCCTTTATCCCACTGGTCGCAAGTTATAGGTGCGGCAAGTTTAGTTCCCTCAATAGTAGTGACTCTTGTTGCAACACCGTCAGCGGTGGACTTAGCTTCGGTTGCTGTACTCTGAGCAGTACCGGCCGCGCTCTGTGCGCCTGAAATAGCGGTGTCCTGTTCAGCGTTCTTTTGGTCAATCTTATAAACTGCGTCCTGAACATTGCTGTATGCCGTAACAGGTTCACTTCCGGAAGTCTCGAAAGTAATACCTGTAGCAACGGTTGTGCCACCTGAACCCCCTCCCCCGGTTGCCTTATCGTCTATGGCCTTAAGCGTCTCATCAATCTTCTCAAACGCCGGGTTAAAGTCTTCAAGGAAAGACGGGTGGTCTGTTCCTACCCACTGCGGAAGCTGATAGTTTGTGGTTTTATTTGTACTTGCCAAAACCATTCACCTCTTTCTTTAAACTGAAATATACCCTCTGTTAAAATCATCTGTGTCGTATGTGCCGCTGTCTGCCGCTAATACTTTTATAATTTCTGCGAGGTCAAAACCGTCAACATCTTCAAAGAAGTATAGCGGCTCCTCAGGGCGTGACGGTTATACCGTTTGTGTCGAACCCTACTGCGGTAAAGCCTAAAGCGTCAAGCGCTGTAGCGTTCTGAGTGTCGCCGTCAAAGTTTGTAACGGTCAGTGCATCAGGTCTTACATACTGGAAGAACCTATAAAGTACTCTCTGTAAAGTATCGTAGAGTCCGTTAACAGGGTCAAATATGTAATGCCTGTAATACTTACCGAGGATTTCGAGAGCATAAAGGTCAAACCGTTTTGCGGTGATTGACCGCCCTTCATATTCACTGGCGGTAAGTTCTAAGCTGTCAAACCCGAGAGCCGTAATACCCCAATACCTAAGTGAATCATAAAGGTCGTTGACACATTCATCAAGGGGTGTTTTGTAGCCCTTTGTCGGGTTGAACACCATTATCTTACCCATAATAGCTTGGTCGATGTAGTCTTTTAATTTACGTATTTCATTTGTGAAATGAGCCTGCTGATAGTTATGAAGGTTATCCACATATTCAAACAGGTTTGTAATACGTGCGTCAAGTTCAGCTTCAAGCCGTGCTATTTCTTCGGCGAGGTGTTCGTCCTGCTTTGCATTCTCTCTGTCAATGTACTCGTAAACCGGGGCGATTTTCTCATCGACTAAAGCTTCCAAGTCCATTTCAAAGCTGTTCATACGGTCAATTACTTCATTGATTTTCTGTACAAGTTTGCAAAGCTGTTCATAGTACGACAGCATATCGTCATACACAAGCGGCAGTATAGGACTGAACCGAGGGTAAAATTTTCTTATTACTGGTTTATCCATAGGTTTCACCCTTTCTACCATATAAGCATAAACAAATTTTCGAGATCTGCAATTACCATAGCGTCAATATTTATCAGTGCGTTCCTAAAATCTGAAAGCTGTTTTGAGAACGACTGACCCGGTGACTTTCCGACAATGTGTTCAATGTAGTCGTCTGTGGAAGCAAGGTACTGTTTAACATCTGAGTGAGCTGTACTATTTTCCTTATCCGTAACCTTCCGAGCGTTTGTCAAGTAAGTCTCCGATTCAACACCATTAAGCGCGCCCTGCGGGGTATCCGAGTACAGGTTTCTATTGGTCGCGTCAGATTCGGTTTCAGTGTCAGTGCTTCCCAAAAGCCCTTGGTTCTTATCCAGTTTGTGGACGGTCTGCAAATCAGTGTCCCAAAGAGGATTGAACTCAATAGCCCACGCTTTATAAAGTTCGTTGTAATACGGCATAACCGTATTCATCTTATCAGCAAGTCTGAGCTTCCAAAGTCCTACTGTCTCGTCACCGATTTCCCGTGTATAAAAATGCCTGAGGATTTTTATACATAGCGGTGCGCGGTATGCTTCATCGAAAATAGGAAAGTCAAAGTCAAATATTTCTCTCCACGTGGACTCAAGAATATACTGAACGTTGTCGTATCCCTTAGACTCCTTAAGGCCATAGGCGGTTTCACATATGTAGCGTACTTCTGTCGTGTACTTACTCATCAGTTCCACCGTCCTTTCCGTAAGGTTCTTCCTGACCTACAAGCTCGAGTTCGTTATAGTCCTCTCTGTATTCAACGTCAAGGTTCAGCCCGAACAGATTGTTTATCTGCCTGCAAGCGTCTTTTCTTGCTTCGAGTCTTGAGTATCTGCTTGCCATAGTACCACCGAGGTTTCTCGTTACCTCGTCTGAAACAAGCCTTTCCTTCTTCTGTATATTAAGGTTTGAAATACCTAAGTAGGTAAGAGCTTCGTTCCATATCTGCGTTTTAAGCTGATAAAGCTTGTCAGCTACAAACGGCGCACCGGTATTTATACAGGTAATGTCGTTAGGGTTTAAAGCCCTTGTACCTTTTATAACCGGCTTATTCCCGTCATACTGCGCGTACAGATTCTCAAGGGACAAGCGTTCCGATTCATCACACAAGAGAAGTATCGGGGTTTTCTGTGCATTTGCGTTAACGTCAATAGCCCGGTCAAGATTGTATAATCTGTTGGCGAACATTCTTACATCAAGCATTGAGTTTGTATGTAAGTAGTTGTTGTAGATTATAACGGAATCTGACTCATCGAGCTGTTTCTGATATCCGTTAACCGCATAAGCCCTGCGGTTCTTCGGGATCCTATAAACGTCAAACTCTCCGCCAAGAGCATTCTGTAACGCAAGATACCCCATCACCTCATCTCTGAAAAACACGGCCTGTCCATCTGTGAACAGTGTGAGTTCAAGGAAGCGGGGGTCTACAGTCTCCGGCAGGTTCTTCCACTCAAACATAGAGATTGAAAGCTCCGTAAGACGATTATAGTACTGAATGGCCGTAGCATTGTTAAGCCCGGCGGACTCCCAAAAGTCCCGATTTTTTCTTCTTCTTCCCATAGTTTAATTGTACACCCCCTATATCCTATTGTCAAGGGAATAGTCCCCCACCTCGTTACCGTTTTTCCAAAATGTTATACCGTTATCGTATATTTTACAAATTTTGTTCATATCATCAGCAGGAAGTGATCCCGTTACTGTACACCCTATAGTCTTAACGTAGTTCCAATGGGGTCTACCGCTGATGTTCGGCACTTTTACACGGTGACAGGCGTAGCCAAACTTATCAAAGTAATCATCAATGATTTTGGCAAATTCCCCTCTAATATGTTTTTTATAAAAGGTAAAGTTAAGGTGTTTGTCGGCGGCAAGGGTTGTTCCACCACTCCCTGTATGACCCTGTCCCGGCATTTTAGCGGCGAGTACTCCGCCTTTAAGAGCATTTGTTGCAATGTTTAAAAGCTGTGAGCCTGTACTGCTTGCGTTATTAAATCCCTTTGCGGCTCCCCCGACAGCCATACTTACATTACCGGTTAAAAATCCACCTAAAACCTGTAAACCGCTTGTTAAATTCCCTATCGCCCCACTCAGAGCCGTTGAAAGTGCATCAATTCCTATATTTGACGCGTTCATTGCCAACCAAGCTTTAAATACATCGGAGTTCCAAGAAAGCTGAGGGAAACCGGAGATGGTAAGTTTTTCATCATAGTTCCGGTTGCGAACGTGCTTGTACCACCGTGGTAATAAAATCATAGTTGGATTCATTGACATATCGCAAATAATGTCAAACCCACAATCATTTGAGTTAGGATCATCAAAATATTCGTAATGAAATTCAGCACTTGACCCTTGATTATTGGTTACATAGAGGAAGTTATACGGGTATGTGTAGAGTTTATTATTTTTAGGAATATACCCCTCAAAAGATAAATTAGCCCCGCTATTAAACTTTGTAACTCTGTGGTCGTACTCAGCGATTTCAGATGTATTTGAGTTAGCAACAAAGTACATTGGCATAGCAAAAATTCCAACGATTCCGTTTTCACCTGTTTTCTGAACAGTGTTATTAAGAAACGTATTTACCTTTGTTGCGCCCTCGGGTGTCATTTCAGCGTACCCATAATTGATACCCTGATATAATCCCGCTCTTATAGTTCCTTCGTATGGATCTGTTTCTTCTCCTTCTGCGAACGTCACTCCAACAACAATAGCTAAATCGTCCAATGTTCCTGCGTTTTCCGCTTCCCCCGATGTAGTATACTCCCCAAGTTCAAGATTCTCCGGTACAAGATTATCACCGGGTTCATCTGTCATAGCGTGTTCACGTTCTACAAGACATTCTCTAACAGTAAAATCAAACCACCAAGTCATCATAGGGTCTATCTCATAGGTGATTTCTGCGGTCGTATTATTTACATATTCAACAGACGTTATAAATGCATAAAACCATTTTGTGCCGAAAGAACTATTTTGAAACATTAAGTAGTTACAGTCATAAAGGTCATCAGCCTTTCGGTAAAGTCTCATAACGCCTTTATTAACCCGCTGATAGGTCTGAGCGGGGAAGGTATATTTAGTAAGCCCCATAAAATAACTTGTCTGCGATGACAGACTTCCAAACCATATGGTGTGGTCATAGGTGTTATCTAAAGGACAATTTTTCAAAACTCGTATAACTGTATTTGGTTCTATATACATATCTTCACTCCTTATTTAAAAAGGGAACGGGAACAAGTCCCATTCCCTTTAATCAGAGGTAAATTATGCCTGCTTGGTAAAGGTGATTGTTGCACCTTCAGCAATAGCCGCTGCCGTGATTCCGGTTGCGTCTGTGTAAATCGTTCCGTTGATATCAAGGCTGAGAGTAAGCGTAGTGCTTGCCTTTGCTTCAGGAATGATAATCGCGCCGTATGGATGAACTGCAACACCTGCTTCAGTGAGTGCTTCGGTCTGTATGAACTTATAGTTCATAGGGGAAGCAGTCGGGTCACCGTCTGTAGTGTCAACCTCAACGGTTATAACAGTTGCGTCCTCAGATTCAGCCTTAGACTTAACCGTTCCGGTGAGGGTCTCAGGCATTGCAATGCTCTGTGCGTCATCAACAAACACGATAGCGTTCGAGAACGGTGAACTGGAAACGGTTTTCCATACGTTGTAGAAGTAGTTCCAATATTCACCGGAAGCAACGTATTTCTCAGTGAACTTGTTCTGATTATCGTACATCTGAAACCATTCTTTATCAACAAGAACGGCTTTGACGTTCTGCATTATAGCAAGTTCCTCATCGGTTACTTCCTCAATCATATCGGAGTTTGCTCTGATAACGTCGAATCTGTCGTTGTCGAAAGTGCCCCAATCGTCAATCAGCTTCAGGTGCCCGCTAAAGGTGGCCTTATCCATATTGAACGCGGAAGCAAGTACATCAACGTCATATTCAGCATTGAACATAGCGTCCATAAATATGTACTGGTCGTCCTTGCTCGTTACGGTATGCACACCGCTTGCGTTATACTTGGTGTCCATAAAGGTCAGCTTGTTGGAAGTACCTCTAAACTGTTTTGCGGCGTTGGTAAGAGTCGTAGCATCAAAGGATACCGGGTACATTTTACCGTGAGCAATAGCCTTAATCATCAGGTACTTAAAGAGCAGGTACTCGTCGTATTCAGCCGCAACACTTACTGCACCTACAATTTTTGCGATTAAGTCCTGAACGCCTGTAGCGGAAGTAAAGGCCATTCTTAAATCTTCGTCCTGAATTGTAACAGGGTACTGTACTCTCCAGTTCATCGTGTGGAAAGCACTTCTTACATCAGGCACGGTTCTTGCAAGCTCTCTTGCCGGAGCCTTTTCTACATTGAACTCTCTTGCCTTAGAGATGTTAACGAACACTTCTTCAACGGTCTCACCGAACTCAAGGTATCCTTTCTTGAGTTCTGCATAAGCGTTGTTAAAGGTTGCGCTCTTAACCTGTACAAGAGCAATTCTGTTAACAAGTGCATTTATAAACTGGTTTGCAAGTGCCGGATATCCGTAAAGGACTTCTCCGACTTTTGGAATTTCAGTAAGCTCAGTTATCTCAGGAATCATAGACTGATATTCCTGAGAAGCGTTCTGCCTGATAACATTTAAGATATCAATGGTAGAAGCATTAAGGTTTGTAATACCTATTCTCTTTGCCATATCGGGTTTTCCTCCTATTCTGTAGTAAATAAATCTTCAAAAGACTTATATTTTGGTTCCGGTTTTGGCTCGTTAATACGGGGTGCCGGTGGTGGAACAGGGTCATCACTCATGAACCTTTCGCGGTATTTTTCCCGCCATTCCCGGTCATTATCTTCGTATTTCTGTCGCCAATTACCGGCTTCTGATACCTGTCTCTGTAAGTCGTCAATGGTGTCTGCGATATCTTCCATGAAGCCGATTGCTTCATCGGAAGAATCATCACCCACCCTGTCGTTTACAAGAGTCAGTATCTCTTCTCTTGTTTTAACTGCCATTACGTTCACCTTCCTATAATCTTTTCTTAAGGTAAAATAAAAACTTCATTGGTTCTGACTCTTTTCCGCCCGGAGTAGGTGGGTCAGGATCAGGGGGCGGAATCGGTTCGCCGTCAAGGTAAATAAATCCCTGAAAGCGATAGCCGCTTGAATACCCGTAGTTGTTCGCCTTTGAACCGGTTACCGTGTAGAAATAGCTACCACGATAAGCTGAGTTTGAAAACGTCACAATGCCGGTGCCTGAGTCTATCTTTTCGACAACAGCCACGTGACCTAAGCCACTATATGGCCCATCTGCAAAACAGATAATCGCTCCCAGTGCCGGGCTGTTTCCACGGGGGTATCCGTCCTTGTAGTTATACCACGTCTCAGCATTTCCAAGGGAAAGAGTAGGCCTTTTTCCTGTTATCTCGTAGCGCCTACCCCACGCATAACAGGTGCAGTTCGGTAAACCGTACCCCGCTGTGTAAAAGGGGTTCTGCGAATACCAATAAGGGTTTCCCACCATTCCAATTGAATTAAGACGCGGTGTAAACTCAGCCATATTTTACCTCATCAAAGAGTTAACGATTTTCTGCACGGCGTTATAGTCGTACCCGGCGGCTTCCAGTTTCTTCTTGCGCGTAGAACCGTTGCCCCATTTACCTGCTATAACTTCACGTGCGATTGTCTCGTTACTCTTTTTACCACTGTTACCGGAAAGCTTCTTGTTGACAAGGTTCTGAATTGTGGAAGGGTTGTATCCCGCCGCCTTGAGCTTTGCAACTCTGTCAGAACCGTTGCCCCACTTTCCTGCTATAACCTCATCGGCTATAGTATCATTTGATTTCTTACCACTTGTTGTAGTTTCTTCCTTTACATACGGGTTATAGATGAACCCCTGAAAAGTATAGCCGTTTGCATAGGCGTAACCTTTCTGTAAGGTTCGGGTCTTGAACCTAAAGGACTGATAACCGGATTCTGATATCAGAATCGAGCCGTCCGCGTTTATCTTCTCAACAACTGCCACGTGGCCTGCGCCGTCATTTCCTACACCAACCTGTCCCTTGCGGTAGCAGATAACCGCACCAAGCTTAGGGGTGGATCCACGCTTATAACCATCAGCTGTGTTTCCATACCAAAGCTCAGCATTACTAAGGGAAAGCTTATTCATCTTTCCGGCGGATATCTCCATACTTCTGCCCCAAGCGTAGCCTACACAGTTTGGTAGACAGGAATTTCCGAAGATAAGGATACACTTGTTCTTACCGCCTTTCGAGGTGTGAATATAGTATTTATTATTTGCGGCCGGTGCCGTTGTTCTCGGTGTAAAAGCCATTAGTTTTCTCCTTTCTGATTCTGATTCATCAAATAAACACGGGATTCTATCAGGTCGTCAAGTTCTGCAAGGTCGTCAGGAAGTCCTTTAGGGTTCACCTCAATTATGGCTTCGACTACTTCCTTTTTCTTCTCAGCTCCCTTACCTTCTCCTTTTATAGTCTGTTCTTTTGCGAACACCTGTGTGTCCACGAGTTCAACAAGCTTGGTGAAGGTCTCATCTCCGAGTTTTGCCTTTACCAAAACAAGCAAGCCACCGAGGACTATTATAGTCATCACGTAAAGGATATTAGTTATAATCGTCTGTAAGTCCATTGTCTGTTACCTCCTTTTTCTTGTAACCTTTCGCTACCTTACATATTTTTATGAGTCCCAATACACCGGCTTCACTACAGGTAAACATAAACCATTTATCAACAAGTGTAGCCGGTTCACAGAGTGTTATACAGAATATAATCAGTATCGTTATGGTAAAGATTACATTGCTGACAAACATAAAAATGATAAGGAACTTCATAAAAGCTCCGTCACCTTTAAACATCGTCATCAACCCCCATCAGCGTTTCAACACGAGTCAGGCGGTTATCAAGCCTGTCTATTTCTTTCCCGTGTTCTGTTACACGTGAAGTTAAGATAGTATGGTCACGGGCTGTTTGCTTTTCCATATTCTCCATTGTAGCGTTGAGTTTCGTTATGGAAGTATTAAGTTTTATAATAGGGGTCATTACCGAAATCAGTGTCACTGCAAACCCCAAAATCATTATAATCTGTGTATCTGTCATAGTTATCCCTCTCTCCCTATTATACACCCCCTTGTATTTCCTGTCAATTTAATGTATAATAGAAATGAGGTAATAACGATGAAAAAAGAAACATTTTACGATGGAACAAAGCTGTTATCCTTACAGGATATCAACGGAAAGAAACCTGAAATATATATGTGTACCACCAACAGAACCGGCGGTAAGACTACATATTTCTCACGACTTCTTGTTAACAGATTCCTTGACAGTAAGTCTAAGTTTATGTTAATCTATAGGTTTAATTATGAACTTGACGACTGTGCTGATAAGTTCTTTAAAGATATCGGAAGACTTTTCTTTAAAGACTATGAAATGACTTCCATAAAAAGGGGTCATGGCAAGTATGCTGAGCTTTACCTCAATGACGTGGCCTGTGGTTATGCCGTAGCCCTGAACGACGCTGATATGGTAAAGAAACAGTCTCATATGTTTTCAGATGCCGACAGAATGTTCTTCGATGAATTTCAATCTGAAACAAACCACTACTGCCCCGATGAAATCCGCAAGTTTATATCGGTGCATACCTCTGTCGCCCGTGGACAGGGGAAACAATACAGATATGTGCCCGTCTATATGACAGCAAACCCTGTTACGATTCTAAACCCATATTACGTGGAAATGGGGATCGCGGACAGGCTCTCAGAAGAAACAAGGTTCCTTCGGGGTGACGGTTTTATATTAGAGCAGGGATATGTTAAGTCTGCCGCTGATGTGCAGAAGGAATCAGGGTTTAACAAGGCATTTAAAGCAAACGCCTACACCGCCTACAGCACGGAAGCTGTTTATCTTAACGATAACAAGGCGTTTATCGAACGGCCACAGGGTCAAAGCAAATACCTTGCAACCCTCAGGTATGAAAAGACTGAGTTTGCGTTGCGTTCTTTTCCTGAAATGGGTATAATATATTGTGACAAACACGTTGACGGATCTTATCCCGGAAGGATAACCGTTACCACAGACGACCACGAGGTCAATTACGTAATGCTTAAGAGCAATGACGGTTTCCTTGCCAATATGAGATATTACTTCGAAAAAGGCGCGTTTCGCTTTCAGGATTTACGCTGTAAAGAAGCCGTCTTAAAAGCTCTTTCATATTAGTCTATCTTCCTGCGTGTCTTTCTATGACCCCGTTCCATAGCACCGCTGAAATTATGCGGGGAACGGAAGGACTCGGACGTGCTACCCGCTTAGTTAGCGCGTGGGTTTCAGATAGAAAAGGGACGAACTAATGTTCGTCCTCTTTTTTATGCTCCGTCCCTTTTTTAATAGCTTCCCCTAATAGGTCAACCGTTTTGTCTTGTATAAATTTTCCGCCTATCAACATAACGAAAAAACTTCCTACCCATAAAAATACTGCAAGGATACAGCACAAACCCACTATTGTAATAAGTAAACCTAAACTCATAATTTCACCTCATTTCATAACTGGTAGGAGTAAGAACTACCCCACCTTTTATCTGTCTCGGGAGTAGTTTTCCCGGAACGCGTAAACCTATCTTAAAATCAGTAAGCTTACGCTTTACTTTTATAAAGTCGCTTTCTTCGGGGGTCAGCTCCCCTAAATCACCCTCACCCGTCATAGACTTTATGAACAGGTCTTTGCTTCGCTTTGGCATACCGGCACATTTCACGTTATAGAACGGGTGTTCTATTTTCTCCCCGTCTTCAGAAACAATATGCTCAATATATGTCTTTTGCCTTACAAACCATCCATAATCCCACCCACTCTCAAGCTTCCAACAACAAAAATTCTTATCATGCACTTTGATTCCGGTTATCTTATCAGCAGGTAAATCACAGTGTATTGAGTCGGTGTCCGCGTATGTGAATCCGGGTTTATCCGCGCCGTAAAAATTAGACTGTGCCGCTCGTATCGTAAAGTTTCTTGCATAGCTTGTAACAGCTGACCCCGCCGGAATATAAACTGGTGTCTTGTTGTGTTCATCTATCGTCACAAAGCTCAAAGCGTTATCAGGGTTTAAGAAACAATATTTAAAACTACTGTTCGGTGACGTTGCAAGCTTTCCGTAAAGATTGTTTAAAAACAGCTTTGCAAGCTCCCGTTTAGCCCCCTTGCTTTCAAGCTTTATCTTCTTATACTTTTCAATGTAGTCGTCAAAGATACCTATTTGACTTGCAAAATAGCACCCGTCAAGGATTTCAATACCTGTAAGATTATAGTGTTCCTTTATCAATGCAAAGTCTGTCATTGTGAGTGTCATGATCACCTTGTGTTCTTCAAGCCCGTTTTCAGTTTCAATATATCTGATGTAGTCCCCTGTCTCCGGGTCAAGAATATCACTCGTTTTTAAACACTCTGTACCTTTATATAGGGGGTTTCCTTTAATCTGTATAAACGGTAGGTAACCGGGCTTTAACTCGAATCGGGTTCGGATTCTCACAAAGTAGTAATAACCTTCCCGCTCTATGACATCGGGTATATAGTCGCCTTGCCAAAACATCGGTTTTCCCACCGGGTAACGGTTACCCGATTCACTGCTCATCATCGAGGGGTAAAGGGAATTTACATCAGCTGTCGTGCCGTTTGTTAACAGCTTTTCTTTCTTTTCCTCGACCACGTAGCACCAACCGCCGCGATAACTTTTCTTTACGTACTCACCGGCATTTACCACACCGTATGTTTCATCAATGTCTATTTCATAAATGTTTGGAAACTGTTCTTCATATACTGTTCTACCTGTGAGTCTTTTGTACTCAGATAGACAACAGCTTCCTATTGTTAGATTCTTATGCCCCTCGGAAAACATTATCTCAAGAGCTTCTTTTACTACAAGCACATCGTTTGCAATATAGGCTTGTTCTTCTTCCGTTATGGGGCACCCTGCATAACGCACCCCCTCGTACTCCATATCAAGCTTCTTATGCTTTGTCGCAAAGCTTGTCCCGATACGCTTTACCGAAAACGGCAGAAGCTTTAAACTGTCCCGAATTTCTATATACTTACCCTTTATTTTTACAGTGATTGAATACCACTGTCCCATATTGCTTATGGAATATTTAAAGGTGTTGTTTTTCATATCCTTGCGATCAATGAACTCGACCGTTTCTGTCTTTTCGTCTTTTATAGTGGCTTGCTTTAGGCCTGCGTCATTAAGGAAGAAATTAAGCCAAAACGAGCCGTCAAACTTCAGGTTGTGGTAGTATATAATAAGATTCTGATTAAGAGCCTTAAGATACTCCCACGTCTCACCAATAGAATGAAATATGTTAACATCTTCTGTGCCCATTTCCACTATCGCGCTTGCCCACACTTCCGTATATGTCTGCCCTTTAAAGACTGTAGTCTCAAAGTCGCCGACTAAGTACTTGTACACCCTTTTCATTTCTAAATCGGCTCCTCAAAACCTGCTCCCACTCTTTCAATGTCTTTTTCCATGTTCTGTCGCTCAAGCATTGACAGTGGCGTACCTTTAATCACCGTGGCAAAATCACCTAACACGCTTGCGAACTCACCTCTATAGGTAAGGACTGCCATACCATCAATTATCTGCTCTAAGGCTTCTTCAGGGGCGTCTATTATGGCCTGCCCGACTGCTACTTCACCAAATTCAGCTATGGCGCGGTTTAGTATGTTTTCCATTTCTGAAATATATGATATGGCTTCAAGCCTTCCCACTTTATCGCTCTTATCGCTTCCACGGAAGTCATCGGGCCTGCCGGTGATTTCAGGGTTTCCGAATAGAGAGCGAATAAGGCTTCTGACATTGGTAACGGCTATATGACTTAACCGCTCCTGCGTGGCCGCTTTAAGCCCTTGTGAAAGCCCTCCGAATCTTCCGGTGCGTGCTCTCCTTGTTTCAGCGGCTTTCACTGCGGCGCGGTGTCTTTCAAGTCTGCGCCCCTCAAGGCCGGAAATAACCTCACCTGTCTCATAGTCTGCAATGTAATCAGCAGTCGCGTAAAGAGTATCAGGCCTAACCGACCTTATAAGATCGAGCTGTTTCTTTGTAACCCTTGACGGCCTTTCGGGTAAGTCATAGTTAAACAGGTATCCACGTTTTTCGGCGCGCTTCATAAAACGCTTGATACGCCGTAATTCCTTGTCCCATAACTGTTGATTTACCGTCAATTTATTCTTTGCCACTTCCAGTTTATTCTTTGCCACTACTAAACCCCCTGTCTAAAATACCCCGCCTCTAAGGGCGGGGCGCGTACTTAATAGATTTCTTAAACGATTGAGCAAGTTATAAAGTCTTTGCCCTTGTAATTCTTGCTCTCTTTCCTGTAGCACTCAATGGTCACATCTTCTTCGCCTGCTTCCTTCATTTCGTTAAAGATGTCAATGAAAGTGGTGATAAAGCTGTCAGATCCTGTTACATACTTTCTACCGTCCTTGCCTACAATTACGATGTTCATGTAATCAGGGTTATCAGACTTGGCGTTGTGGATCTCAATTATCGCGTAAAAGTCAACTTCGATAAGCACCTTCTTACCGTCAAAAGCCGCGTCCTGCGTTAACTGGTCAAGGCTCTCCGCGTTAGATGTGTCCTTGAGCATAATTTTCTCTTTTGCTGTTAATTCTTTGCTTGCTTCTGTTACTGTTGCTTTGTAGTCTCTCATTGTTAGTTTTCCTTTCTCTTTCTTTGTTTGTTAGTTTTAACTTATTCTACAGGGGATTCACCGATTTCTCTTTCCGGTTCGCTCCCTGCCACGCGCGCGTATTTTAGGAAGTCTTCTTCGTCCATTTCAAGTTTTACCGGCTCGACTTCCTGTGAGATAATTGATACGGGGATTAAACAAGTAAACTCACCTAAGTGCTTCTTAACCTGCTTTATAATCGCCTTTTCCGTCTTATACGGCCGGGGTAGCGCAACGGTGTATTCTTCCGTCTCGTTGCTTATGGTGTTGACACATAAGCACGTTACCGAAAGAATTTTGAACGTCCTGCTTACTACTGGTTTACGCATTGTTTTACCTTCCTTTCCGTTGATTAGGGAAGGGCCGGAATTGCACCGACCACCCGCAAGGAACGCTTCAAAGAGCGGGTTCTCTTGACTTCCCACGCCCCGGGCTTAGCCCGGAACGAAAAGAGTTTAGCAATGCCGAATGTGTACTGTTTAAGGGGGTACACCATTATATTACCAAAGGCTTACAGCTTTTGCAATGCCTTTACCAACTTGTGTTCGATAAACATTTTCTACCTTGAATTGTTTTTTGCCCTCTTGTACACGTGGAACACGATAACAAGTATCGGTAAGAATACTTCACCACCTATAGCAAAATAACCACGGGATTTTATAGCTAAATACATAAATATCAAGGATAGTGTTAATGCTATTAAAAAGTTTATTGTTTTCATAATGTTTATGCCTCCTTTTTAGTTATCGTAAGTACACCGTCTTTAGTTGTAATAGTCACGTCGTCAAGTGACGTGGTTATAAGCGCTATGACTTGGAGCATATTCTTGCATTCATACACGTGCCACGAAAAGCCGTTATTTTCCGTTATTTTAAGCTCATACAGCGCACTTACTTCAAGAGCTTCGGTTGGTGTTAATTCTCTGATTTCAAACTTCATCTGTTGTTTTCTCCCTTCATTACGTCATATAAATAAGATACACGTGCGGGGAAACAGGATGTAAACCGCCACTTTAAGTCGTTAAACACACACCTACTACACGGCAATAAATCGCACGGTACTAACTGTTGTGTTGCCTTATCAATAGCAAATGCATAATTAGATAATTCTTCGTCGCGATCAATAATACCTGTAAAATATGTTTCAAAATCTCCCTTGTTTAACACGTTACCACCTGCTTTCATTTATTACTTCAACATTTTCTTCATCAATTAGTTTTCGCACACCGAATGTTTTATACGTGTTCTTTTTAGGGGTGCTTATTTCCCGGCAATAAACATTCGGAATACATTTTTCACGGGCTTCCCGTATGGTGTAAAGCTCCCCGCCAATCACGAATCCGCTGATATAGGATATTCCGCCTGACCGTCTCATAACGTCTGCGCCGTCATATTCTTCTTTAATTTGTAAGTATAACATGTTTTATTCCCTCTCTTCCGTGCTTATACATTCACAAAATATACTGAAATGTTTAAATATAAAATCTGCGTCAAGAGTTAAGTACGTGGCAATTACCTGTGCTATTCCGTACACACCGCCCTCTAACGGGCTATATCCGATTGCCCTACCGAAACGGGTTATCGTGTAACCCGTTCGGCCGAGGGACAAATAGGCTTTAAATTGCGGCTTACTCATTTACATCACCCCCCAATGCGAGCTTGTAAAGCAATGAAGCTTCCTTCTGTGTTATTACACCCGCGTCAATAAGCGCATTTATATAACATCGGGTTTCATTCGCGAAATGATAACCGTCAACCGTGTCAAGAGTGATATGTAGAGCCCGCTCACGTCTCTCTAACAGATACGCACGGCAAGCGGCAGGTATTTTCAACCACGCTGTTAATAATTCTGTGTTTTCGAAAATTGTTTTCATTTTGTTCTCCCTTCTAAAATATCCAATAATCATATTTAGCGGTTATGTACCTTGTATATGGTGTATAACCTTGATAGCTTTTCCACGATACAGCAAACTGAAAACTATTTGCGGAAGCAATATGAAAGTCATACGCCATTATATCACGGCAATATTCTTCATACAAATCTTCATAAGCAGTTGTTTTAATCCACGAGCATTGTTCATAAACATCAGTTAACTCATACCCTACAAAGTGTTCGGCGGCGGCCAAAAGGTTACGCCCTTCCGCCGAGTTTCGAGAAACAATTTTCTTAATTCTCATTCTAAACTCCCTTCAAATAAATGTTTGTAAAATGTTTCTTAGATTTTGCGTTGGCGCCACAAGGGCGGCGAACCGCCCTTAGTGGACGCCTTTCTTCACCTCCACGTGTATGACTCAAAACTTTCTAAAGCAGTATATGCTTCCACGTATTCTTCGCGTAACTGCATATAACGAGCGTCCATCTCCGGACTGTAAGAATCCGTCTCCGAGTCATACGTGGCTCGTCTTTTTTCAACGCATGTATTCAATAGCCACTTTTTTTCTTCTTCGTTCCACTTTAGTAACTCGTATATGTAGTTTAATTCTTTAACGTTCATTGTGTCCCCCTTTCTATAGGGTGGCGGTGTGCCACCCTTATTGGTATAACTGGTTCCAAAAATTGAACATTGCCTTTACTTGTTCAATACCGCCTTTATACTCTTGTTTTATAATGTCGCGCGCGATTTTGGATAAATATGATCCGCTCGGTAAATTCCTGTAACCCGTAACTAATACCGTATTGTTGTCAATTTCGTAGGCGTTCCAATTCCAACCGTAAATCCCGCTATTGTAGCCAATACACTTTAAATCGCGTTCGATTTCCTGCAACGCACAATAACCGCATGTGTAAACGTTATCGTACATTTTAAAAACATCTTGTCTCGTTAATTGCTGTCTCATTGTTGTACCTCTCTTTCACTTTCAACTTTCGGCTTTGCCCTGCTGCTTTATGGGCTTTGCCCTGCTGCCTTAATTTACTATAGGATATCACGAATCGAGGGGCGTATTCAATAGATATACCTGTCCAGTACAAAAAACATGATCCAAACAATATAATTGTCCAGTACTAAAAACATGATCCCAAACAATATACTTGTTCAGTACTAAAACATGGTACAAACAATATACTAAAATACACCAAAAACATTATGATGCATCACCTCACGGGCATGCAAGAAGCGTGCCAAAATTCACAGTGTTATGTATTATGGTACGACATTGTACTTATTTAATGATGTTATATAGTTACTAAAAATGCACAAAAACATTTAAAATGTCTTTTT